AATAAATGAGGCTAGGCATTGTAACCAATTTAACCAGCCCAACGACTGATTATTATCGGTCGGTCAATCCATTTATGCGGCTTCGTTCTCAAATGGTAAATCTTCATATTACTTACCTCAATCCTGAGACGGTAAAGTGGTACGATTTTTACGACGTTGATGTTATCTTATTTCAACGCCCAAACGGTGACGGCATGTTATCAATGATTGCTGAGGCGAAGAAGATGGGTAAGAAAATCATCCTTGACCATGACGATCTTTTGCATGAGGTTAACGCCGCGAATCCAGCGTCGGCACACTTCGGGAAACCTCAGGTAAAAGAATCGGTTGAAAAGGCTTTCAAGTACGCTGATTATATCATCGTTTCAACGCCATACCTCAAAGAGTTTTACAAGCAATTCTTTGACGAAAGTAAAATAATGGTTATTCCCAATGCCATTGACTTCCAAGTAACGCCCCTTTGTCCCGTGTCACCTGATAAGCTGGAGGCAAAAGTAAAACGCGTGTTGTGGCGTGGAAGCATGACGCACATTGAGGACTTGAAAACTGTGGATACGTTTTGGCATTATGTCAGCAGCCGCAAGGACACCGAGGTGGCATTCATTGGAATCCCTGAGTGGTTGGGAAAAACATTGTATCCGAATGTCAAGGTCATACCGTGGAACAATTCCTTATTTCAATATTTCGAGTTAATCAAAAACAGTGCGGCTCATTACGCCGTGTTTCCGTTGACAAATGACAATTTCAATCAAAGTAAGTCGAATAACTTTGCTATGGAAATGCTTGTCACAGGTTGCGTGCCTTATGCACCGAAGGAAATAACGGAGTTCAATGTTCCAGGCGTTCGGTTGTACGAGGGTTCAGACGATTTGTATTATCAATTTGAAAAGGCTTTGGAAAAGGATGGGAATTATTTTAATCATTTGCAGGCAGGCAGGAAATGGCTTTTGACTGAGCGAAATTTGCTCACCGTCAACAACAAACGTAAACAAGTGTTAAAAGGAATATGATGGGAAATGTAAACGAAAAATCATTATATGAATTTAAATTAATTCCTGGAATTGCTCCGACGGCTCAGGTTGTGGACTTAACATTTAAAACCATTGAAGTAACGGCGTATAATCCAAATAACATTATGGTAACAGCAGAAGAAAATAATAATTTATCGTTTGACCCAAACGAAAAAGAAAACACGTCAAAAGATTTGTATAAATCAAACGCCGAGTTTAACGCTAATCAGGAACAATCCTCAGGCGCTTATTGGGATCCAGAAGCCGAAAGACGTTGGAAAGAAAGGGCGGCTGCAATCAACGCACAAAGACGGTTGGAAAAGAAAATTGAAACAAAGGTTTACAAGCGATTAATTAAAGAGTTGCTGAAGAAAATATGAAGCTAAAAGACATAAAACCAAACCCAAACAACCCACGGGTTCTCAGGGATGACAAGTTTCAAAAGCTAAAGCAAAGTATCAAGGAGTTTCCAAAAATGCTTTCGCTTCGCCCTATGGTCATTGATGAAAACAACGTGGTTCTTGGTGGAAACATGAGGCTCAGGGTTTTACAAGAACTTGGATTTAATGACATAGACGAGGCATGGGTAAAACGAAGCAGCGATTTAACCGAGGAGGAAAAGAAGCGGTTTATTATTGCGGATAACGTCGCCTTTGGCGAATGGGATTGGGACACACTTGCGAACGATTGGGAGGTTGTGGACTTGGAGGCATGGGGCTTGGATATACCGCAGTTTGACACGGTGGAGAAGCAAGAAATGGAAGATTTATCTGATAAAATAAAATCAATGTTTAAGATTGAAGTTATTTGCAAAGATGAACAAGAGCAAGAAAGAACTTATAATAAACTAATTGAACAGAACTACGAATGCCGACTTTTGACATTATAAAAGAAATCAAGCCAAAAGAATCTTTTCGCATTGCAAGTGTAATCGGAAGATTTGATTTACAAAGTAACCATATAACCGAAAGGTTTAAAGGTAGTATTGATATTGATGATGATTGGCAAATTGGTTTAATAGTTGGTAAAAGTGGAACAGGAAAAACAACGATTGCAAAACAGTTGTTTCCAGAAAGTTATATTACTAATTTTAATTATAAAAGCGAAAGCATATTAGACGATATGCCTAAAGATTGTTCCATCGAAGAAATCACAAACACTTTTAGTAGCGTTGGATTTAGTACGCCCCCAAGTTGGTTAAAACCTTATCATGTTTTGAGTAATGGAGAAAAAATGAGGGTGGATTTAGCCAACGCGATATTGCAAAAGAATGATTTATTTGTATTCGATGAATTTACGAGCGTTGTAGATAGACAGATTGCAAAGATTGGGTCATTTGCCACTCAGAAAGCAATCAGGAAAACAGATAAAAAGTTTATAGCGGTATCATGTCATTTTGATATAGAGGAATGGTTGATGCCTGATTGGGTTTTTAACACCGACACAATGACTTTTATAAAGCATTCTGATAAAAAAAAAGACCTGACATTAAATTTGAATTATTTCAAGCAACAGATAAATCAATATGGAAAATGTTTAGTAAGTATCACTATTTAAGTTCAAGTCATAATAATGCAGCAAATGTTTTTATCTGCATGGTAAATAATGAAATAGCTGGATTTATTAGCGTTTTACATTTTCCGCATCCTTTTTTAAAAAATATGAAAAAGGTTCATAGACTTGTTGTTCTTCCTGATTATCAAGGTTTAGGAATTGGAAGTACAATTTTAAATCAGATTGCAAAAGTTTACAATAAAGAAAAACATAGATTTAGTATTTCAACATCTCAACCTAATTTAATTTATTCTTTGAAAAAACAAAAAGAATGGATTTGTAAAACTTTTGGAAGAAGCAAACCTAATAAAGGAGATTTAAAAAGAAATGTTGGCAATATTTCATCTGGTTCAGAAAATAGGATTACAGTATCTTTTGAATACAAAACAACGAAATAACAACGAAATGGGAGGAAGAGGAAAGATTGAACCACGTTGGAAAAAAGGAGAAACAGGCAACCCCAACGGACGCCCTAAGAAACTCCCAGCCCTTGACTTGATTATGGCAAATGTCATGGGACAGGAAAAGGACGGTATCACGGCAGCCGAAGCTATTATCATGAAGCTTCGTGAACAGGCGGCAAAGGGTGACATCAAGGCGGCTCAGTTGCTCCTTGACCGTGCATACGGGAAAAGCAAGCAAAACATTGACATCACGACACAGGGGGAAAAGGTGACCGTGCCAACGATTATATTTACAAAGGAAAATAATGTATAGTATAATGTTTAATATTAGAAAAATTTTAATGTTTTTAAGTGTAATTCAATTTACAAAAGAATTGCCAAATCATAAAATGTATATGGTTGAAAAAAGACGTTGGAATCCTTTTAATCCATTAAGTTATGTTTGCCTCTTTCTTTTGTTCATTGTTGGCTTTGTCCTTTACGGTGCAAAAGGCGTTTTTGAAGAAACAGAAATTAAGGATGCTTTTAAATGGAGATAAAAGTTAGTAACAAATATCAAGCCCTTTGGCAACCGCAGACGCGTTACTTCCTCATCACTGGTGGGCGTGGTTCGGCAAAGTCATTCACCGTGGGGCTTTGGGCTTGCAATATGTTACTTGCTTACAAGAATTGGAAGGTGTTGTTTACCCGTTACACGTTATCAAGTGCAAATATTTCCGTGATTCCTGAGTTCCGTGAAAAGATTGATTTGCTTGGCGTTGGTGACGAGTTCAATATGACCAACACGCAAATTGGTCACAAGGTGACAAAGAGTGAAATAATCTTTTCCGGTATTAAAACAAGTTCAGGAAATCAAACGGCAAAGTTAAAGTCGATACCCGGGTTAAATGTTTTCATTGTCGATGAGGCTGAGGAATTTGTAAGCGAAAAGGACTTCGATACCATTGACGAATCCATTCGTATGCCTGATACTCCTAACCTTGTTATCCTTGTCATGAACCCGCAAGACGTGGAGCATTGGATTTGGAAGAGGTGGTTTGAAAAGTCGCATCGCATGGAGACGATTGATGGGCATTCGATCCCGATAAGTACGCACCCAGATATAACCCACATTCATACCACGTACCTTGATAATTACCATAACATAAGCAAGGATTACATTGCAAAGATTGAGGCAATTAAAAGCAAGTCACCTGAGGCATACGCGCACAGGTTTTTAGGGAAGTGGCTGGATAAGAAACAGGGCGTAATATTTCCAAACTGGGTGGAGGGCGAATTTGATACAAGCCTACCTTTTGCCTACGGGCTTGACTTCGGATTTTATCCAGACCCCTTGGCACTTGTCAAAGTTGCGGTTGATAACACGGCAAATAAGATTTATGTGAAGGAAATCATTTACGAACAAAGCCTTTCGTATGACATGGTTGTAACAAAGATTAGGAATGAGGTTGAAACCGATGCCATGATTGTTGCGGACACGAGCGAACCACGTTTGATTGACGCGCTTATCTCAAATGGTATCAATGTACATAAGACGGAAAAGTACGCTGGCAGCGTGGTTGACGGAATAAAACGAATGCTTGATTTTACCATTGTGGTTACTGAGGAATCGTATAATTTAAAGTTTGAATTAAGGAATTATATTTGGAATGACAAGAAATCTTCAACGCCAATGGATATGCATCAGCACGGGCTTGACGGAGTTCGCTATGCCTCGCTTCGTTTAATGCAAGGCTCGGATTCACTTGCGCACAACTAAAAAAACTATGACACCAAAAGAAAAAGCAGAGGAGTTAATTGATAAGTTCAGGAATGAAATAACCTCATTTTTAGGCGATAACATGAAAAAAAATAATGCTAAAAAATGCGCCTTGGTTGCCGTGGATGAGTTAATAAAAATCCATTATCTTTTAACGGCTACACATGACACATCCCCTTCCATTAATTATTGGAAAGAAGTTAAACAAGAACTTGAAAAATTATGACCCCGAAAGAAAAAGCAGACGAATTATTTACCCATTATCACAACCTTATTCAAAGCATCGGAGGCGAACTTGGGCAAGAGATCCTTGTCTCCATCCTTGCAAAGCAAAGCGCCTTGTATGCGGTACGGGAGGTCTTGAAACAAAAGTGGAGAATTATGGTACCTGGCAGCGAAGCTGAATATTATTGGTGGGAAGAAGTTGAACACGAAATAGAAAATATATGACGGCTCAGGAAAAAGCAAGGGAATTGCATTTGATAATTTACGACACATTGCCTTATCGACACGTGGTAACGGGTGAATACGACAGTTGGCTTGAGGCAAAGAAAATAGCTTTGCTTTTGACCGACATAATCATAAGTAACAATCAAACGATTTGCGGACAACTTGGCTCAGACGTGGACGAAAACACGGCGTACTGGTGCGAAGTGGAATTGCATTTAAAAAATATCATAACGAAATGACAAACAACGAAAAGGCGGTTTACATCATTCACTTGATTGAGGAAATAACCAAAGAGATACAGGAACACCCAATGAAAAGGAAACAACTTCTTTTGCTTCGTTCTCACTTGGAAAAGGCGGTTCGTTTGACTGGCACAGGAAGGTACAGGGAATTAAAAAGACCTGAATCATTGCCATTGGTGAGCCATGAAAAAGTATTAACCCCAAAGGTTAATGAAAATCAAAAGAACATTGAGCCGAGCGCAAGCATCGCAGATAATATTCCAGAACCAATAAGAAAAAGCAAGCGAAAATAATGGTACAATTTCATTTAAGCCACTCCGATACAAAGTATTTTTATCCTGAGACCGCAGCTGATATAACATTGGAACAATACGTTTACTTCCATAAATTTATCCTACCTCAATACCCCGAGGTTGAACTTGATGCCCTTGTTGCACAAAAGCAAATGAACGCGGCGTATGAAAAAATTAAACCGTATGCAAAGAAAATTGGCATTGACTTGAATAAGTTGTGGGCGGACGTGGTTCAAGAATGTGAAATAATCCTTTTGACAGATAATGTCAAAGACAATGTGCGCCGTTTCCTTCCAGCATTGATTGACCAATTCAACGTAAATCAAAAGGCATTAGACAAGTGTTTTGAAATCATGGACGAAGTCTGGGAGGCTCAGGTAAAATACCCGTACATGGCAAAGGTGGTAAACTATTTCACGGGCATTCCTTTAGATGCTTGTTATGGCAAAGTTGCGGAAAGTCTGGAGCTGAAATATTTAACCTTCATGTTTTCAAAGATACTCAATGCGATTAGCGTTCCCGAAGAACTTAAGTATAAACAGATTTACGACTTCAATGGCACTTTGTATTATCTTCCTGATAAGCTAATGGCAAAGTCCACGTTACTTGAATTCGCGGAAGCAGCCCAATTTGACAAGGGGCGCAAGGCGATTGAAAACAATGACGCACAGGGCTTGCTTCATGTTATAGCCGTGTTGCTCAGGAAGAAGGACGAGGCATATAGCGACGAGGTTTTTCAAAGGAATTGTCTTGACTTTTTAAAATTGCCTTTACAAGTTGGCTTTGAAATTGGTTTTTTTTTGACGAAGTTAAGCGAGAGTTATCAAGTAGATTTGCAGACCTCTATGCTCAAAAAGGCGATGGAAAGTATGCCAGCGCTTCAAGACAATTGAATGACAAATACGGTTGGTACTTGACGATTAAAAAAATAGCTGAGTGCGGCTTGTTTAACTTGGCAGGGTTGACGCCCTTACAATCAAGCGAAAGGGCAAATTTGTACGAGGTATTTCAATACCTTGCGTCCAAAGCGGCTGAGGATAACTTGTATCATGAAATACAAAAGCAAAGTAAAAAATGAATATTAGGGAAATAAGCGACATTTTCAAGGATACCGCGGATAATATAACGGCGATAAAAAGCTACAATTTCGGTTGGGCTTCCGACCGTGTTCGACAAGGAAACACTGAGGACTTTCAGGAGTTGAACGAGTTCCCGCGCGTCTTCTTTGCCGTGCCAACGATAACAGGCTCAGACCAAACAAGGAAACAAGACACGTATCAAGTGACCTTGTTCTTTGACGATTTACTTGGATATGATAATGAAGGCGACGAAGACCCGACGTTACAAATTGACAAATGGGCAAATCTTCAACAATATGCAAATTACTTTGTACAAAGGTTGAACAAGATAAAACAAAGCATTTTACCCAATTACCTTTTTATTCCCGAAGCGCCGTCGATTACCTTTGATTCCTTTACGGGGCTTCAAAGAATGATTACCGTGCAACTTAGCTTCAACTTGGTTGTACCGACCAACTGTGAGCCAGGCGTTATCGCATTGGTTCAGTGCATTGCCAACATTGTAACATCGAGCAACTTAACCGCATCATTGACCACGGTGTTGAAATTTGCCGCAAGCTTGGAAGGCAGGGCAACGGTGACGGCTGACATTTCCTTCGTTCAAAAAGTTGCATCAAGTTTAGACACTTCCTCTTCCTTGATTTCCAATTTGCAACTTGCAAAGACAATGGAATCAAGTATAATGGCATCAAGTTTATTGAATAGTGATTTAAAAATAGCAAAGACTTTTGAATCTTTATTAAACGCAAATGGAACATTGGTAAGTGACTTGAAAATTGCAAAGACTTTTGAATCATCTTTAAATGCAAATGGCACATTGGTATCCAATGCAACCATTGCAAAGAACTTAGCATCCTCACTCACTTCATCTAACTCCCTTGCTGCAAGTGCCTTAGTATCAAAGTTAGCAAGTGCATCTTTGACAGGGGCAGGGACAACGGCAGCGAATTTGACGGTGACTTCATCTGCTTCATTTTTACTTGATTTATATCCAAATGCAGGAGCGGCTTATTCTTTGCGTAAATTGCGCACGGCTTATGCAGGAAGTGCAATAAGGGTTAGGAGGTCAAGTGATAACACAGAACAAGATATTGGTTTTGTAAGTGGTAATTTGGATGAATCAGCATTAACAACCTTTTGTGGAGTTGGTAATGGCTTTGTAACAACGTGGTATGACCAAAGTGGGAATGCAAATAACGCAACACAATCAACCGCGGCAAATCAGCCGCAAATAGTAGTAAGCGGAACATTACTAACCCAAGGCGGTAGACCGATTATGAGATTCACATCAAGCGCTCAGGTTTTAAATACTCCATCATTCTCTTTATCTGCAAATAGGACTTATTTAATTACTTTATATAATGTGACAAATGCCATAGCAAGTTATAAAGTATACTTAGGAGCTCTGGCTGGTGGTGCAGATACTTTAGTAAATGGTTTAATTGGACAATTTAATAATAGCAATATAATAAAAAGTAATGTTGGTAGTGGAGCATCAAGTAATTCAATTGGAGTAAACGCTACCGCCAATAATGCTTATTTTCTCTTAGGAGCATACATTCAAGGTTCTGTACAACAACAGCACTATCGTAACGGTGCTTTAAATGCTCAAAACACATCATTAACCATATCACCAACTACTAATTCACAAGTTAACTCAATTATGCTTAATAATGCAAGCGGTAGTGATATAAGAACCAACGAAGCAATTATATGGGATAGCTACCAATCCACAAATCGAACAGGAATAGAAACAAATATAAACACATATTATGCAATCTATTAAAGGCTACAAATATACAACGGAGAACCAAGCCATTGAGGCAAAGTTGCAATGCAATGAATACTATGGCATTCCTTTGAATCCAAATGATGTAACTCAAAATTGGGTAGATTACCAATTTGCAGAATTAAACGACCCTCAATTTTGGTACATTATTTACGATGAAACCTTGCTTCCTGTTTTGGGCGAACCAATTGAATTTACAGTGATTTACCCAGAATTAAATTAATAAACAAAAAATAAATATCATGGCATTTTCAAATTATTTAGAAGACCAAATCACAGGGTGGATAAACGGCTCAACCTTCGCTTCCGCTCCCACGTCTACCTTTGTCCAATTGTATTCACAAGACCCAACTGATGCAGGCTCTGCCACAGGTGCTTTGTACACACGCATAGCCGTTGCAGCAGGTGGATGGACACGGGGAACAGGTGGCGCAGGGACATTGACGAACACGGCAGCGATTACGATTACATCAAGTGCAGCATCGGGCGCAACGGCTACGCACGTGGCAGTGTTTGATACCATCACGGGTGGAAATATGTTATTTGCAGGCGCGTTGACGGCAAGTAAGACCATTGCAACGGGGGATGAGGTGAAATTTAACGCGAGTGCATTGGCTTTGACAGTGGCATAAAAACACGGTAGCCCTTCGGGGTTACCTTTTTCATTATGGAGAAAGAATTGCAAAAGTTGGCGGATAACATTGCGCAAATGGCGATTGACGCCGTGGCGAATGAATGGAAATCGCAAGGGCATAACTTGACAGGGGCAGCCATAAAGAATATGGAAACGGTAATACGATTCCAAACAAATGAATTAATCATTGAGGGCTTTGTTCCTGATTACATGGCAATAAATAACAAAGGGGTACTTGCAACAAAGATTCCGTATTACCCAGGAAGCGGACGGAAGGAAAGCGAATACATTAAAGGCTTAATGAAATATGCTAAACAAAGGTTTGGCGCTTCCGATAAAGAAGCTAAATCAATAGCCTTCGCCATTGCAAGTAAACATAAAAAAGAAGGAATGCCAACGATTAAAAGTCAAAAGCATTCACAAACAGGAAAGCGCACGGGCTTTATTGAACAGGCGTTGGAAAAGAAAGAGGCTGAAATGGCTGAGTTGATAAACAGGGCGATTACATATAGCATTGAAACCACGGTTGAAACATTTTACAAATCAATTTTAAACAGATGAGTTACACGATAAACCCCGATACAATTTCAAGCAGCCTTTACCCCGTGGCGTTTCGCTCCATTGAACCGTCGGGAGTTATTCAGCAACAAATCAATGTTTACCTTGATGAAACATTGGAAGGTTCTTTCTTGGCAGCGCAAACGGGGACAAGTGGAACGTCGGCAGTGTTTGACACAAATGTCCAATCGTTCTTGATTACTCAGCTTGCACCAAAGACAAACGCCAAAACAAGTTTCTTCGGAAACCTTTATGGGTTCAGCCTTACAAATAATACCGACGTTATTTCATCTTTGTATTGCACGGCGTTTAATCAAACGGTTAATTCATCGGGTTTTGTCGTTACCTCCACGGCTTCGCAAAGCAGCACCACGGCATACGTTTTACCTTCCTTGTTTGTCGATGGGGAATATGACATGGGGGATTTTTACCAACCCTCAGCAAATCCTTTCTTATTCTTAACACAAAGGAATGATTTTATTAAATGCAATTCCTCAGGTAACATATTTTTAAGTTACCTCGGACGTGGAACAAACGCAGCTCAATTTGAGTTTTATTTAAAGTCTGGTTCTTCAGCCGTCACCATTGTTGACAATTTAAACTCCACGGCAAACAATGATTTATATTCATTGTCCGTTGGTGTATCAAATATATTTGGAAACACTGCCATATTTCACGCTGGCAATTTTCCAACCAATCCAGATTTATACGATTATTACGACGTGTCCGTTGGCTCTTATGACGGGGCATACACGCGCCTAAGCGAAAGGCAACGCATTTACATTTACCCAAATTGCAACGATAACATTGAGCTTCATTGGTTCGGAAAACATGGTGGCGCGGAAAGTTACCAGTTTACAGGCTTAATGATTGATAAGCAAACGAGCAACGCAGATACGATTAACCTTGCGCAACGGTGGAACATTGCCGCAAGTCCAAAGGCTAACACGTTTGATAAAAATGTTATCAAGGTTAATCAAAGGTCAAACAAAAGTAAGACGGTCACGGTGGCGGTAAGTCATGAGGATGCTTTGTACATTGCCACAATGTTTAACTCCCCTGAGGTGTACATCATTGAGAATGGCAAATATGTTAACGTTACCATTGCCAACGGTGAGATAAACAAGGATAACAACAGGGCGACGGATATTGGTGTTTCCTTTGAAATCATTTACCAAAATACGCCAGTCGCTCAGCTATGATAAAACTATTTATAAATAATCAAGAAGTCGATTTAAACCAAAAGGATGTCAATGTAACCATTGATTACTCTATTGAAAATATTGAACTTGGAAACATATCGGGCGCGCATTCTAAAAGGAATGTAACATTACCCGGAACAAAGACAAACATTGAAATCTTTGAAAACATTGAGACGCCAAATGTCATTGTCACCAATGCTTACAAGTTACTTCCTGCACGGCTTGAGGCAAATGGCGTTCCAATACTCACGGGAAAAGCACGGTTGGATTCAGGGGAATTAAACGCCATGAACCACGGATTCAAGGCGAATAATTACAAAGTCGCATTGATTGGAAACAATGCGGATTGGTTCGCCGACGTGGGTAATATCTTAGTCAGGTCATTGGGTTGGCAAGACATAACCGTATCCACGGCGACGGTAAAAACCAATTATAATCCATTGACTTCGGAACATTGTTTCATCTTGATGAAATGGAAAGCGTGGGAAAACGAAACGTACATTGTTGACAATGAGTTGACGCCCGCAATTTTCATTTGGCAAATCTTGGAAAAGGCTTTTCAAAATAAGGGATACCAATTAAACAGTATTTTTAAAACCGATCCTTTCAGCCGCTTGATTATTCCTATGGGACTTAATCTTGATGCTGATTACATTGCAGACTTCGTAAATCTTCGAGCTTCCAATCCTTCGCCTTCATCCTTTGTTTATTCCTCAGGTGATTACGGGACGGTTGACATTGCATTCACAAATGAAACAACGTCACCCAACTTTGACACAGGAGGCAATTACTCAGGTGGCGTTTACACGGTCCCGATTAATGCTTTATACGAGTTGATAGCTGAGTTAAATGTTACCTTAACGGCTTCCATTGGTGACTTAAACCAATTCGCAGAACTGATTCTTTTCTTTGAGGTCAACGGAAACAACGTTTCAACGTATGATTTAACCAATGAAACATCTTTAAATGATTCTATTGCCCTTGAATTTCTGGGAGACTTGGTGGCAGGTGACTTGGTTAAAATGCGGCTGAGGTATGAGAACGTAACCTTTAGTCTTACTATTGATGGTTCTTTGTCCGTGGTGGCACAAAAGGAAGGATTAGAGCAAGGAGAGACGGTAAATTTGGAATACATCATTCCTAATTCATGGTATGTCAAAGATATAATTGTGGACCTTACAACCATTTTCAATCTTGCATGGGAGACCGACGTACTAAGTAAACAAGTGTATGCATACCCAAAGGACAATTATACGGTAAGATACAGGGCAAACGCAAGCGGAGCGATTACCCTTACAACTTTTGACGGCTTTTTTAAGGATACGAATAAGTATGACTTAAATACCCGTGACATTGATGGAAGCGAATTGACAATTTTAGATAATTACAAATCAAGTCAGGTACTGGCGTATGCCACGGACGATGACACGACGAACAAAGAGGAAGCAAGGCGCGGAGTTAACATTTATTCAGGGGGTTATAATTTCCCCCAGGATAGATTCCCAAATGGCATTGAATTTTTATATACAAATTTCTTTGCAAAAGCCATTCATATAAACGACGTTACAATTACCACGGGTGGAACATACGGGGCTCAGATGCCACTTGTTTTCGGTGACGATTACAATACCGTTCCCGATGCTGAGCCCAATTATAACTTGGCACCTCGTTTGCTTTATTACGCAGGCAGGCGAAGCGGCTTAGACGGATATGTTCGTTTGTACGATGAAGCAAGTTCAGCGGCTTCGGCTTTTGATTTTCCTGCGGCTTTCATGGTAAATTACAATGACCCGAGCGGCGGTGATTTTAACCTTTCTTTTTCCGACGAAGTCACAAATTATACAAATGTGATGCAAGGCGTTTTTAAAACCTTCCATCTTCAAACATATAAACGCATTGAACTTGGAAAGCAATATACGACCTTTGTCAAATGGGAAAACAAGGACATAACGCAACTGTCATTCAGACGAAAGGGAATGATTGGAAGTTCTAATTTCATCATTCAAGAACTTGAATACAATCCCAAATCCAATAGTCCAGCAAGAACGGTTATCTTATACGACGAAAAGCCAAATGTAAATGACCTTAACAAGGTTTCAAATACGATTACTTTGGCAGGCGCACCGCCTCAGGGTGGCACGGTGACAGGATCGGGAAGCGGCTTGGTTGGAGCAAATGGGGCAACGGTAAACATTCAGTTATCTTATACGCCGTTCCTTAACTCGATGACAAACGTACTTGTATTACCGGTTAACTCAGGCATAACGCAGGTAAGTAACACGAATGCAAATGTACTTGTATTCCAGAACGGGCAAAAGTTGATACCAACGATTCAATATATTATTGGTGGTTCAACCATTGGAATAAACATTGATACCCATTACGATGGGGCAAATTATGAAGTTATTGTAAACGGAGTAACAAAAGGATAATGGCACAAGTAATAGGTTTTCAAATACAAATAGACGGGCTTGGAAAAACGGTTGAAACGGCAACGGAGTTGAAAAGAGCCATTGCCGACGTTAACGCGGAGCTAAAGAAAACAACGGACGTTCAAGAAATCAAGAAACTTGAAACAAAGTTGGTTGACTTGAAGGCAGCGCAAATGGAAGTCAACAAAGTTGTTAAGGAGCAAATCAAAAGCCGCAACGAAGAAATAACCGCAACCGACAAAGCCAATGGAGCTTATCGCAAGTTAAGCAAGGAGTTGAATGATCAGCGCAACCGATACAAGGACTTGGCGGCGGCTGAGCAGGAATCAAGTCAGGAGGCAAAAGATTTATTGGTAAGTATCAATAACCTTGATAAAAAGCTAAAAGGCATTGATGCCACGGTTGGGCAATTCCAAAGAAACGTCGGCGGTTATACTGAGGCATTGGGGCAATTCTTTCCAAAACTTGGGGGAACATTGGGACAAGTGACGGGTACAATAGGCGGTTTATCTCAGGGAATAAATGGATTAACTCAAACCACAGGAGCATTTAATAAATCGCTTGGCGCCATTGGAATAGCATTAACCCTATTTAGTGGCATATCTGAAATATTTCAAAGTATAAATGAATCGGTTGCCGAAACAAAAGAACTTTCTAATCAGGTGGCAGCGTTTACGGGTGCGACGGGAAACGTTTTAACCGACTTTGTAAGCAAGTCAAAAGCAATATCAACAACATATAAAAAAGATGTAAACGACATAACCGTTGCAGCCAACGCGGCAAGTAAATCATTAGGCATTGGTTTTAATGAGGCATTAGACGCGATTGAGGCAGGATTTAGAAAGGGAGCGGATAGTAATGGGGAGTTCTTAGATAACCTAAAAGAATATCCAGCGCAATTTGCGGCGGCTGGATTAAGTATTAAAGATTATTTAGCCATTTCAATCGAGGCGGCAAATCAGGGTATTTATTCAGATAAAGGCTTGGATGTTGTAAAGGAATTTGGATTAAGAATTAGGGAGCAAACAAAGACTTCAAAAGATGCTTTAGTGGGTGCATTTGGCGAAGAATTTACAGGTGAATTATTTGAGAATTTAAACAACGGCTCAATTACAACCGCCGAAGCCTTATCATTGGTTAGCGGTAAAATGGGTGATACCGAGGTTGCGGGCGACAAATTACAAACGGTTATTGCAGACGTTTTCGGTTCGGCTGGTGAAGATGCTGGGTTGGCGTATATTCTTTCGTTGGAAAAGATTTTAAAAAATACCGACGATGTAACAAAGTCAACAAACCAATATCAAACACAACAGGAAATTCTTTATCAAACAAACTTAGATTTAGAAGCAAGTCAATCGGAATTAAATGAATCATTCACAAAGTTTGGCGGGGAATTTACAATTATATCCTCCAAAGCAAAGATATTTTTTAATAACTTATTAGGCGGTTTACTTGATTTTGCAAATGAGTTTCCTGCAACCTTAAAAGCCATGGGGGCAGGTTTAACAACCTTTTTTACAACAGGAAGCATCAGCGGTGCATTAAAAGCAAATCGAGATGTATTTAGAGCCGAAAAACAAAAGATAGATAAGGAGGATAAGTTAGCTATTGAGAAAGCTGAAAAGGATCGGATTGCACTTGAAAAGCAAAACGCCGAAGAACAAAAGAAAAGATTAAAAGCCCAAAACAAAGAGTTAAGTGAAGCCGCAAACAAAGGAGGCAAGGATGTAGCTAAATCATTTACCGAAGGTTCCCTTGCAGCCCTTGAGGACGAAAGAAGCAAATTACAAAGCGCGTTTTCAAACGCCGTGGTTGGCTCAGATGCTCAAAAGAAAATAGCCATTAAATTAAATGAGGTCAACGCGCAGATAAAAACGGCGGTTGAAACACAAAATGAAATACTTGGGCTAAATGCGGAAAAGAAAAAGCAAGATGCCATTGAGGAAATAAACCAAAACTTTAAAGTCGCTCAATCCATCGTCAATCTTGCACGCTCAAAACAAGATACCACGGAAGATGAAATAGAAAACATTAACAGACGGCGCACCGTCTTAGACAATGATTACAACAGCGAAATACAAAGGATTGATGCGTTGATTGCACTTGAAGAAGCAGGGTCAAAGCAAATGGAAAACTTACTGGTTGAACGCCGTGCGGCTGAGGCAAATTATATAAAAAGCAAAGAGGGTATTGAAAAGCAGGAAAAAGATATTAATGATAAAAGGGTTTCGGCTGAAAAAACATTTTACGATAAAATTAATAAGTTACAAATTGAGGGAATTAAAAATGATGAAGAAAGAGAAATTGCAGCTGCAAAGCAAAAAGCACAAGATGACCTTGATAATTTAAATAAAGAATTAGATTTAATTTTTGCTTCTGAAACTGAAAAAGCAAGGTTAAGAAAACTTTTGACCGACAAGACAGAACAGGAGATTAAAGATATTCAGGATAAATATAAAAAAGATAAAGAGGATAAAGAAAAAGAGGATAGAGAAAAATTAACAGATTCTATTGCAAATGGTGTCAATGAATTAATAAATTTTATTGGAACTATACAAAGTATTGCAAACCAAAAGGCAGTCGATGCTATTAATAATCAAATTGAAACAACTGAAAATAATATTGAAGAACTTGAGGCAAAAGCGGAAAAGGCATCGGGAATAAGAAAGAAAAGGATTGAAAGGGATATTGCCTCCCAAAAGGAATTATTAAAACAACAACAAGCCGAAGCCGAAGCAATAAGAATCAAAGCCGCAAAAGAAGAAAAACGCATTGCCATTATTCAAGCAATCATTCAAGGTGCTTTAGCTATTCAAAGAGCTTTAGCAAGTTCAGCCCCTCCGATTAATTTTATAAACGCCGCCGCCGTTGGCATTGCATCTGGCGCTCAGATTGCAACCATTGCAGCCCAGCCACTTGCCGAGGGCGGCGTTGTCACAGGGCAACGGGTAAATCAAAAGCAAAACATACCAACACGGTCAAACGGTGACAATGTACTTGCATACGTTAAACGCGGTGAGGTTGTATTGAACCAACGCCAACAAAGTTTATTAGGCGGTTCTCCCACATTCAGGAAACTTGGTATCAAAGGTTTCGCAGAGGGTGGTATGGTTCCACCTATTAACCCACCAATACAAGGCTTGGGTTTACAGGGGAACATGAATGAATTCTTACAAGTCATGGAGGCAAAGACCGACGCGATAAACAACAGGATAGACAGGTTGCAGGCGTACGTTGTGAGTGAGGATATTGCGCGCGATCTTGCTGAGGGAAACAAGTTAAAAATAAACGCCACTTTATAAATGTGTAATTGTATGAAGACAGATAGCATTTGGGGAGAACTTGGTTCTCGCATCCCCGAGGAATACAAGGCGCAAGTTACCGCCACGGTTAATAGGACTTACAGGGTTTTAAGCATTGACCCGAACGATATGGATTATTTGTTCAATATTTATAACAACTTTGTTAATCATTATGAGCCTGAGCGGCGAAATTGTCCCGCGTGTCGGACAAAAGTAGTCGGTAAAATGAGGCAGATAGTACAATATTGGAACGAAAATGGATGAATTTGAAATGATTAATGAGGATTTATTGCAGGATTTTACCCATGAAATCTTGAATAAATACAGTGCTTTTTGTCATAAGGAAGGTATTACACCCAGTTTTTTTCACTTGATTTCCTTCCTCGTAAAAACCGACGTGGTAAAGGAAAAGACGGTGGCGAAATACATGGTCATGCACCTTTATCCAAATAGCCTTTATTCAAATGATTCAAAGATGGATGCCATGATGGAAATAAGCATACGCACGGGTATTTCAAAGAAGCACGTTTATAACATGGTTCAGCACCCTGAAAGGTTTGGTTATCAAATCAAGCAAAAAAGAAAAGATAAAAAATTATAATAAATAAATTTACACATTAATCTACAAAAATGGCAAATGTTAAAGTTGATATTATAGGGGAAATTTCAGAGTGGTACAATTCAATGCCTTATCTAAAATACAAAATAGATGAGGCAAATGGAGCGTCAATAGATTTTACTATTTCATCAGGTGGCGGCTCAGTTACCGAAGGAATGGGAATGGCTGATTTAATTTCTACTTATTCAAACGAAACCACGGCAACAGGAATCGGCTTGGTAGCAAGCATTGCAACGGTTGTACTGTTGGCGGCTGACAAAGTGAAAATGACCGAAAATTCATTTTTAATGATTCATCGACCTTGGTCACAAGCTTTCGGTAATTCCGACGAACTTGAGGCAACGGCTGATTTGTTAGACAAGATGGAAGAAAAGTTACTTGACATTTATTTGTCAGCTGTTTACAAACGCAAAGGGGAAGAAAAAGACCTTAGAAAAAAGATTAAAAAAATGATGGCAGCCGAAACATGGATGACATCACAGGAAGCTTTAGAATTCGGTTTCATTGATGAAATTGTTAAAACGGACGAAAAAAATATAGATTTATTACCGTTGCAAAACAGTTTAAGCAAGTTCGTAAATGTTCCAGCCGCATTATTAATAAAAAACAAAAATAACGATGACATGGGTAATTCCATTTTAGAAAAAATCAAATCTTTGTTAAACCAAACCGAAACCAATGAGGTTATTGACGCACCAGCGGCAGTTGATTCAAAAGCGGACGAGGTAGTTATAACAGATGAAATGGCTATTGAGGTTTTAAAGGCAAAAGGTTACACGGTTTTAAATGCCGAAGAAATGACCGCTTTATCTGAAAAATCAAACGAGCAAAGTACGTCAATAACCGAAATTGAAACGGTTCTTGAAACATTGGGCAACGAATTGGTTGCACTCAGGGCGCAAGTAAAAAAAGGCGTTGGACTTCCTTCCGGCGGCTCAGCCCACGAAAAGGTTCAGGAAACAATAACGAAATCGAGTTACTTTGATTCTTTCGCTTCATTAGTTCAATCTAAAATCTCACAAAGATAATGGCAACAGCAAACGTTAATGGTTTTCTCGATTCAAATACATACGTCGGGCAAAACAATTTAAACCGCACCAACCCGTATGCCAACGAGCAAGGGATAAACGCGGAGCAATTATACGGTATTGATACCTTTACGGATCGAATTCCCGTTTCCTTCACCTATGGTACTTCCTCGGCTGGAAAGCGTTTGAACTTTGCACCGTTGACAGGTGTAACAAGTGCAAGTGATTTTTATAAGGTTACCGTAATGGATGAATCAGGTAACGAGGCTTATGCAAATTGGCAGTCCTCAGCACCAACGGCAATTTTACAAATCAATACCTCGGCGTTAAACGCAAGTAATGATTGGAAGGTTTTGTTTGCAGTGGCAACAACCGCAGGTGCAAAAACAGAGTTTTCATTTGGTATTGAGGATGCTTTTGTTTTAACAAATACGTCTGCAACCATTTCTTACCCAAATCTTTAAAATTAAAACAAAATGGCATTAGTTGAAATAAGCCAACTTGACGTATCCTTTAGAGGTACGGAGGCAAATAACATTTTTTTAGAACCAGTCTTTTTTGACGATGACCTTCGCGGACAATTTCGCGTTCTTGGTAACGTCGCCAATAAAAAGAAAATGGTTTTCGTACAACAGTTGGAAAACATTGTACGCAAATACTCAGGCTGCGGATTTAACCCCGTGGGTTCGGTTGACATTTATCAGCGTACCATCGACGTTGAAAAAATGAAAGTGGATCTTGAAATGTGTTGGGACGAATTTGAAGACACAGTTTTTGAGGAGTTATTGAAAACAGGTACAAGGCTGCCAGATGTTTCGGGAACATTAATTGAAAACATTCTTTTGACCCGTACACAACAGGCGATAAGAAACGACATTACCCGTCTTTCTTACTTCGGTGACCAGTCAAGCAATAACCCAAACTTTGATTCATTAGACGGATTTTGGACGGTGTATTACCCTCAGTTAGTTGCAAGTGACTTAGTTCCACGTTGCAACACGGGATCAGGTTCAGACCTTGGCGCTGGTGACGGCTTCGCGATCCTTCGCGCGGTGTATGACCAGGCACCATTGCAGTTGAAAGGTTTACCTGCTAACCAAAAGGTGTTCAATGTGACGCAAAGTGTTTATTCTCAGCTTCGTGAGGACATTGAAAACGGCGGTGGCGGCGACTACGGTTTACTTCAGTTGATTAACGGCGTTGAACAATTTACTTTCCGTGGCGTAACCGTGATTCCTCAATTCCGTTGGGATGACATTGCAACAAGTTTAGGAACAACTAAGCCGCATTATGTTGAATATACCACGCCTCAAAACAAGGTACTTGCAACGGACGTGTTAAGTCCTGAAACGGCTTTGGAACTTTGGTATGACCAGAAGGACGAAAAGGTGTATATCAAGGCACGCTTCAAAATGGGCGTAAATTATATTCACCCATCATTAATCAGCTTAGGCTACTAATCAATAATGAATGAGCGCAATAACAAGCGGTTGGCTTAATCAATGTACAGATGGAACGTGCGCTGGTGGTATTGGCAAGTTTTACATTGCCAATGCTAATCAGGTAACAAGCATTACCAATAACGCATCGGGAGCAACCACGGCAATAACAATGGCTTCCACGGCTGCCGTGTTTTACGAGGTTGAATTTAGGGACAATTCAGGAGCATTCACGGAAACGGTGACGCAAGATCCAGATACTTTGTCGGTAGCCATTGAGCAAAGTTTGGTTGGAATCATTAATTGCCGCGACCAGGAATTAAGAAACCTTATTCAAGACATGGCAAATCAGGCGTGTGGCTTGGTTTGTGTTCACGTGGAAAACACGGGCAATTATTGGATTTGGGGCGTTGAACTTGTTGGCGGTAAGAAAAGGGTTGCAAGGTTGACAAGTGCCGAAGGTTTATCGGGTGCATTGTTTACCGATTCAAACCAAGAAACGCTTACCATTACTTGCAGAACCACGAACAAAGCGAGGTTTATCGTTAACGGCGAAACAGTGATGAACGCCTTAGATTAATTTGAATATGATAGTTAGAGATAAAAGCAAACAAATGCTTTACGTGGGTGCAGACCTTTCGGGCAAAGCTGGAATCATTCGAAAAACTATCGGCGAACTTTCACAAAACGAATTGAGGGCTTGGTACAAATCAAGCCCTCAGGACGTTGGGCAACACGTCATTTATACCCCCGAGAAAAAAAGCTATGAGCCAACAATTAAAGAAAATACAGGCAGTCCCAAACAGGAATAACAGGGTAAGTAAAAGGAGTCAAAGCCCTTTACTTGCCTCGGTTACCTTAGACACCTCCAATACAATGCTTGTAAGGGAGGATATTTTTAATGAGCCGTCACGGGAGAGGCTTGATTTCACGGGGGCAAAATGGGTGCGGTTCTTTACACAAAAAGACGACTTTTTAAAGAGCCTTATCGCCATTGTAAATAATTCGCCGACGTTACGAAGAATAATAGAAGATAAAACAAACATGGTTGTCGGTGATGGCTTCATTCCCATGAAAGGTAAGTCAAACACTTTGCTTACCACGTCAATGAAGGGTGAGGTTATCACCGACGATTCTTTAAACGAAATTGAGGATGTTATATCTCAGGTTAATTTACATGGTCAAAATCTTCAGGAGGTTTTGGCTCAACTTGCTTTTGACTATGATGCTTTTGGAAATAGCTTTTGCGAAATTGTTAAAGGCAAAGTAGGCAGCGAGCCATTTACTTATATTTATCATGTACCCGTGTATAACATTGGTATTAGAAAAGCAGAAGCGGATCAGCTTATAAAATCGGTTGGCATTTACGATAACTGGGAGGAGGTGCCGCTCACCACCGACGGCGTATTTTACGAAAGCGAAGGATTCAGGGAGGTGCCAATGTACCCTGACTTTAAGAAATTTGAGGACGGAACACAAAGAAGCGTTATCCATGTTAAGCAATACGCGGCAGGCTATTTTTACTTTGGCTTACCTGAGTGGATTGGCGCAAAGATGTGGGCTGAAATGGAATACCGCATTCAACGATTTAATACAAGCAAATTTGAGAACGGCTTCATGCCTTCGGGTATCATGCAATTTTTCGGCTCAATTACGCCAGCTGAGGCAAAGAAATTGGTTGAAGGAATAGAAAGCAAGTTCACGGGCATGGCAAATAATCATAAGTTATTTGTTCAAGTCCTAAGGGACGAAAAATTAAAAGCAAATTGGATTCCCACGTCAAAAGAAAACGAGGGCGAATTTTTAAACTTGCAAAACTTGGCAGCCTCGGCGATTGTCGTGGCGAACAGGTGGAGCAAGTCACTTGCAGGCTTCGCCACGGCGGGGCAACTTGGAAGCAATCAACAGATACGTCAGGAAATGGAATACTTACAAAGTACGGTTATTAAACCGCGCCAAAACTTGATGTTATCTAAAATTATAAATCCTTATTTAGCCGAAATTGGGCTTTATAACCCAGCCTTAAAAGACGTTCAATTCTCAATATCAAACACTTTACCCGTGTCTTTCATGGGTGACATTGCGGTTGAGGATAATTTGACGCAAGATGAAAAGAGGGAAATATTAGGTTATTCACCAATAGAAACAAATGAGCCAATTAATACAACCGTCTGAGGTCATAAGCGGCGGTGTTGCAAGACCAACGCCTGCAGATATACGCCTTGATAAGTCATTGATAAGCCCACATATTCAAGACGCGGAATACCGTTGGATTATTCCAGCCGTTGGCTTAACGTTTTACGATGCCCTTGTTGCAGACAAAGGAAGTTCAACGGCGTTTACATCGACTTCTTATCAAGCGTTATGGAATGACCAATTAAAATCCTTTTGCGCCAACGCCGTTCTTTACGAGGCAGCGCCTTATATGATGATGCAGCTTGGAACAAATGGACTTTATACCCTCGATAACGAATACGGGCAAAACGTGGGCGTTGAAGGCTTAAAATTTTATCAAGATACTTTGCTTCAAAGGTTGGAGGTAAAAAAGAAAAGGATTAAGGATTATTTATGCACTTGCGCAACCAATTTACTTGGATTCATTCCCAGCGCCGTTGGTTGTCCTGAGGCAACTTGCGACGAGGATGAAGAAATATTTGATATTTATAACACGATGGGAATAGTATTATGAGTGAAATAAAACCAAAGAAAGAAAGACGTTTTTTAAAAACATTGGGGCGCGTGGGTGAAATATTGGTGGAACAAGTATTGCTTAAACTGGGGAGTAATTTAATTAAGAAGATTGGAGGCAAAAAAACTTTGCCTTCAATTCTTTTTATATTCCTTTCGTTTACCCTTTTCGCGCAATACCCAAACACGGGAAATAAACAACGCCTTGGTTTCCAGACGACTGGCGACGGGCTTGTTTGGCGTGGTTCATTGTCCGACACAGCATCCATTCAACCGATAAACAACCAAAACGCATGGGTTATTCTTGATACCGTTAATTTAAAATTTTATTCATTTGATTTTACTTCAAACGTTTGGAACTTGGTCGGCGGTGCGCCTGGATTAACCATGCCCTTTGATTCTATCACATTTAATACGGCAAAAGATGGCACGGTAGGAGTTGGTGAAGTGGAGTATAATGATACACAAGGCTCTTTAATACAAGGCTTAAAAGGTGGTTTAGTTACTAATGTCATCGGTCAACAATTACACCAACGGGTAAATAACAGAACAGGCGCAACTCTTAATAAAGGCGATGTTGTTTATTTGTCAGGAAGTCAGGGAAACAGAATAACCGTCGCGAAAGCCATTGCAACAAGTGATCCGACATCAGCTAATACTTTTGGCATTGTTGCGGAGCAAATATTAAACAATGCAAGCGGTTACATTATCACAGAAGGATTAATAACAAATATAAACACATCTGCATTAACGCAAGATAGTGCGGTTTATTTATCAGGAACCACATCAGGCGCACTTACATCTACTAAGCCACAGGCACCTATCCATGGCGTGTATATTGGAGTATGCGTTAAAACAAATGCAGGAAGCGGAGAAGTATTTGTAAAAATAAGAAATGGGCAAGAATTAGACGAGCTTCACGATGTTCAAATTTCTAATCCTACAAATAACGCTTCACTTTATTTCAAAAGTAGTGAAGGATTATGGAGAGATACAACCGCGGTTCTTTTGGTTAGTGACACGGCTTCCATGCTTACGCCGTATTTCAGGGATGCAGATACATCTTTATTAAACCTTACTTCAAGATTTGCAGCTAAATTAAATTTATCTGACACGGCTTCCATGCTTACAAATTACTTGCGCACGGGCACGGCGGCATCAACTTATTTGCCTTTGACGGGTGGAACAATGACGGGAACAATAAATAGACAAGAAGGCTCACACGATGGAAGCGCAAATACATTTTATTATAATTTATTAAATTACTTTGCAAAAAGAGATAATAACAAAGGAAATCAAACGGCTCAAATAACATTTACGGATAGACCTGGAACATCTACGTTTCCAAATAATGTAAGAACATCTGATATATATTTAATGACTGCTAAAAATTTTAGTAGTGGTCAATTAGGGCAATATCTTGACACAACCTTATCCGTTGTGGCAAATCAAGATGGAGGCAGGGTTGGAATAAGTAAATTAAACCCAGCTTATAAATTAGATGTAAATGGAACGCTTGGCGTAACAGGCGAAACCACATTGCTAAATAAAACGTTTGTTGGAAATTTTACCGACAATACTCCAACCTCAGGGGGAAATCACAATATAAGGCTTGAATCAAATGATGTTTCAAGTATTGGATTTCACGACGCAGGAAACACAATAGCTAATATAAGATTTTCCGCTGCAAATGGATTTGTTATTGGCGCAAGCGACGGATTATACGGTCCACACTCGACAACAATCGCAGGAAACGCCACATTATCCGCACCGCTTACCGTCAATTCCTCCGCCGTGTTCAATGAAGCCGCAACTGATTCCGACTTCCGTGTGGAAAGTGAAGCAAACGCACACATGCTTTTCGTGGATGCGTCAACAAGCAAGGTAGGCATTGGTTACGCGTCACCTACAAAGACACTTGATGTGAATGGAACATTAGGTGTATTTGGTGCAACAAATTTATCTAATACTTTAACAGTTGACGGCAAAACTATTTTAAATGATTCTGCAAGATTTGAAGGAAATATTTTGTTTAAAAAAAATATGGGATTACCTATTGTAAAAATAAGTAATGCAGATTATACAGCTACAACTTATAATCATACAATTATTTATACAACATTAACATCGGATAAAACATTGACTATTCCTAATGCGTCTGATGCAGTTGGTGTTAAATTTATAATCTCAATTTTTGATATACCTGAAGGTAATGAGGCGTTAACATTAGTTACTCCATCGTCAAATTTATTTGTAAGAACTGATGGTGAAAATTCAAGTGTTGACATTGTTGGTGGTTATTGTACTACTATACAAAGCGATGGCACTAAATGGTATATTTTATCCTATGCTCCAATGTATTAATAAACTTAAAAAAATAAACATGAAACAAATCATTTTCTTTTTATTATTTGTATCTCAATTAAGTGCACAATCTATCACTTTTGATACATCGTATGTTAAAATTATTGACAATGCTTATTACCTTATTTACCGTGCAGATTATACCGAAGGTGGATATTATGAAAAGGCTTCTATTATTGGTGATACAAGTCAACTATATAATGGTGCTATGGCAAGTTTTGAAAACAATGCAAATAACTTTGCTGACAAGGTAATTGCTTATTATGACTTCGGAAGGAAAACAACAGCAGCCATAAGAGAGAATAATAACATTCAAGAATTAACAGGCAAAAATCCATTGGATACCATTTTAAAAAACAATGAGGCATTTTACACAGATAACAAATGGCAGATAAACGCACTTACAACAACCTTAGCCGTTGACTTTAATTACAATAAAAATACAAGTGCATTCAGGTACATTGTCGAAGGTTCAACGCCAAAAAATGCTATTGTATTTTCAAAGTTTGCCATAAGATTAATTAGTTATCCAGTGTTAGGGCAATTTATTGATTTATATTGGGAGGAGGCAAAAAATAGGTATATTTCACAGGATGGTAAAATAATTTTGAGGCAGTTAAAAGTAACTCGATGAAAACAACCTTAATAAACTTTTTGCACCTCGGATGGGAGAAGATAACATACGCTATTTGTTTTGGCTGGGTGGCATCTTTTTTCATACCAATAAAGGGATTTTTGATTTTTACGGTATTTGTTGTTTTTGCTGACATGGCAACGGGAATCCTCGCGGCAAAGAAGGAGCAACAAAAGATAAATAGCAAAGGGTTATATCGGACAATGGAAAAGATAGTTGTATATTTTTGTGGCATCCTGATATTCGAGGGTGCAAGAAATACTTTTAGCCTTCCGTTCAACATAACGTACATGGCGGCGTTCTTAATTGCAACGGTGGAGCTTTATTCTATTTCGGAAAATATTAAACGCATAACAGGTGTAAACCTTGGCGTTTTAATCACACGTTTTTTTAATCGTTAAAATAAATAATATGCAGACTAATTTAAAAGAGGCATTGAAAAATGCAGATGGGATAAAGTCACCAATGGGTGACGTGGCTTGTTACTCAATGAACTTTGCGGAGCTGGCTTCGGAGATAAACGTTCATCTTGAAGGCAATAAAGTGAAGTTCACCTGGCGCGAATATATCCAACTTGCTCAAATAATTTGGGATAAGATTAAGGAGACATCAAGGGAGTGCGCTGGGAAGGAAATTTCTGTAAATTTACCTCCTAAGTTTTCTTTGGTTTCTGCAGCTTTTTCACTCATTGGATTTCGTTTGTAAGAAATAGGCGCAGCAGGATTCGCTACCTTATGCGTTTTACAGGGCGGTGCATTGACTTGCATCGCCCTTAAAAATATCAAAATATGAAAGCATCTAAATTTTGTGTTTTCCTCGACGCGGGTCACGGAGGCATTGACGCAAAGAAAAAATTACCTTACAATTATACCACGTATCCTTCAAAGTGCGCTCAGCATAACAACGCAAAGTTCCACGGTTACGGATGGTTCTTTGAAGGCGTGTTTAACCGTGACGTTGCGGCAAAGATTGAGCAGTATTTGATTGACTGGGGGTTTTCCGTGGTTCGCGTGTACGATCCTGTCTTGGACGTATCATTGACAAAGCGCGTGGCGAAGGCAAATATAAACGCCCAGAATTATGAGGCTTCGTTATACCTCAGCATCCACGGCAACGCGGCAACGTCGCCCAATGCAAGGGGCTTCGAGGTGTTCACCAGCAAGGGCAAAACGCGTTCGGATATTTACGCGGAGTTTCTTTTTAAAGAGGTTCAGGAGGCTTTTCCAAAATGGGTTTATCGCATGGATACCACGGATGGCGATAAGGACAAGGAGGAAAGTTTCTTTGTCATTACCCAAACCAATATGCCAGCGGTCTTAAGCGAAAACGGCTTCTTTACAAATTACCATGATGCCTTAATGATGTTTGACCCTGTGTTTCAAAATACGTTGGCTTTGTCTCATGCACGGGCAGTCGTGGATTACGCGAAGACGCAAGGGGTAATCTTTTAAATAAAAAAGGGCTGGTTCAAATGCCAGCCCCGATATACACATCAACAATTCAACAAATTAGTAATCAATCAATTATAAGTTTTATAAGCTTTGCGGCTGATTCTTTTAAAGTATCGGTTTCCTTTGAGTGATAAAGTTGGTAACAAATGCTAACCATTCTTTCTTTATTCATTGATTGATAGGTGGGCATGGTCTCAGGAATCAAAGGATTAAGGTAAAAATTTATTACCGATTGTTTGCTATTTACCGTGTCGGCAAATCTTATCGGAGCTGGGCGAGCGTTGAAACATCTTTGCGCTTCCTTCCATTGTTCATTGGTTAATCCGTCTGTTATTTCGTTATTTTTCATCTTACTTTGTTTTGTTTAGTTCCTCAATTAAGGCGTCTGCCGTGTCGACCGCACTTTCAACAATGCGTTCAATTTTAATATCAAGTCCATCTTTGTTACTTATTATTCCTTGCATTGCCATTGATGCAAAGTATTCGCGTTTGGTTAGACCATTACTTTTATAAATATTATCGTCCGAATAATCCTTTTTTGAATTAATAACGTTGTGTATTGGATCGTTTGCTTTTGTTTCAAGATTTTTCATCTTTTGATATAATTTTTTGCCATAAGCGCAAGAAAGAAAGCGTCGATTTCATCTTGACTTATTTTGGCGGGTTTAAAATCTGGTTCAAATTTCAATCGCTCACTTGCGACAACTCGCATAAAGACGTCTTTATTAAACTTTTTACCCTTTGCTTCAGGGCTAATATTATAGGCTTCAATGTCATGTTCCTTTATCCATTCATAAGCAATCCTGGAAGAGGCTTGATTCATGCCAACGTTGCGGGACATTCGAGAAAGGATCGCGCGGTTGATTGAATTATTAAAGGTCACATTCTGGAGGCTTGAATCTTCCACTAAAACAATGGGGTTTTCGTATGTCACCCAGGTTATAACGTCGCCGATAAAATCGACAAACCTTTTATACCTTTTAAAAATCAT